TTTAAACCAGGAAACTATTTCGTTTATAACGTACATGTACGTGTAACTCCGCACTAATAATCTTTCGACTTTCATGCGCAGCAACTTTTAGTGTCATCTCAGACTAATCATCTCGATTGCGAAACGAGCGAAGGGCCGTCACTCCCGCCAACACACCAGGCGCAAGCATCTCCCCTCCCGGAATCATAGCCATAACTCCAGGGGCAACCATTTGAACCGCCTTTAATACGCGATCCCACCAATCTCCTTCAGCGTTCTCTCTCGCCATTACAGCAACAGGCAAACACCTCATGGTCTCAGCCAACAACTTTAAAACCAAAGCATCATACCTAGTACTAGGTCTCGCTAAAGTTAGAATGTCAGGCTCAGCCAACGAAGGAAATGATTCATAATAGTAATTCAACCTCATTGTCAAAGTTGATTGGGGATTTAAACCCACAAAAATCATACCCATACTATTAATAGGATAAACTTTGAACGCCGGCATTCCATTCCGGCCAACATTCACAATACCAGGAACCTGGCTTGCGAACCATAAGGTTGTTTCATTAGGATTTGGAGTTGCAACCGTGTAGGTCGAATCTTCCATATCCTGCGAATTGATGATCAAAGGCTGATCATAACTGACCATCTTGGCTGGATTTTCAAAATCATTGAAAGTTCCAACCATATATCCGCCATGTTTTGCGTGCCAAGTTTCCGTTCCTGTGTACAATAAAGCTTCCGCCGTATTACGCGGCGGATGTCTATGTACTGTTCCCGAAAAAGCACCAACTGAGAAGATTCCCGACCCTACAACACTATCACCCATATAAAATGTATCAGTAACATTAGATGGTTCAGGACTCCTCCAACAAAACACCTCCCCTGATTGATACAAGGGGGCAGTAGTATTAATAACCTCAACTCCTATACCAATAAGCCTCCCAACTCCATTAGTAATACGAGGATCAGCCATTAATGAGCCGATATTAGGAACAGCCCCTGCAGGAGCATTCGCCGTTCCATAAACAAAGTCAACACCAGGGTTCGCAGCATAAGCCTGCAAACCTCCAATAGTGGTAACATTACCGCCATGAGGAAATATAAGAGCATTATTCACCCTATCATACTCATTGAAGGCAGCTTGATTCAACCATGGCACCAAATTAA